TGCTATGCCAATCTACAGGCATGGCTATCGACGTTACTACTCTCAATTCCTGCATGGATGCCGCTGTGCTAGCTCTAGCGGGCGGCGACTACGCTACCGCTCTAAACCAGTCTCTTGCCGCCCAGGGCATTCTATCGCTAATCCCGGACCTCACGCGGGCATCTGGCAAGGATGGCGGAAGTCAGGCGGCAAAATTTGACCGGCTCGCCATTGATTCATTCATCAAGCGGATTCGGCAACAACAGGGGGCGGCTCTGGGCGTGCAAACTCAGGATGTTGTTTACGTGAATCCTGTTCCTGACGGTTCGCAATTCGAGGCCGGATTTTGGGGAGGAACTCAATGAACCTTCTCCAAAAAACTGCCTGCCGAATCTTCGGCATAAAGCAAACCACAGAGCCTGCTATCCATGCCACGGAGGCTGTAAGCGGACCCGCTCGCCGATGGGATTCCAATGATACTGACCGGCTCAACCAGGGCCATTGGGAGAAGGCCACGGGCTTGCCGATCAATGCCGAGTTGGCCTACGCGATCAACAACCTTCGAGCCCGGACAGAGTATGAATTCTCGTCAAATCCCATCGTCGAAGGCATCATCAACACCTACATCACCGACGTGGTTGGTCCGGAGGGGCCAACCTATCGCGTGCAAAGTTCCGATCCGGATTACAACACGAAACGCGAACAGATTTGGAAGCGATGGGCAAAACACGCGGGGGCGAATCGGCAACTTTCAATGGCCGACATTCTTTCCAACTGGGTGCGTGCGCTCTGGCTTGCCGGTGAATTCATCACCCAGATGATTACGGTGGACAACGCGGAGGGGCCGATAAAAATGCGGCTCTTGCCGATTCACGTTCACCGGCTAATGACGCCGCCGGAGATGCTCGGTGATCCGCACGTCGCTCTGGGCGTGCGGCGGGACGATAACCGAAATCCCATTGAATACTACGTTTCCGAGCCGTACATTTTTGGACCCTACGAAGTTTACACCGGCAAGTTCGATTCGATTCCCTACGCCGATTGCATTCACGGCTTTTCAATGGTCGAGGAGGATCAAGTGCGCGGCGTGCCTTGGCTTGCCTCCTCACTCAAAACAATCGCCCAACTCCGCGACTTCGATAATTCACTTTTGGAAGCGGCTCGGCAACTCGCCAAGTCGGGTATTCTCTGGAAGTTGATGAATCCCGACGTAACGCCCACCGTGATTCGTGGCACGGCTCCGATGGAAGATGGGCAGCAAACATTCGGGCCTCCAGGCTATGACGCCCAGCAGATTCAACCGACGCAGCCGAGTAGCGACCAGCAAGTATTTCGCAAAGAGAAGAAAGCGGAAATCGGCCGCGGCGTTTGTATGCCGGACATGATTATTAGTCTCGATTCGAGCAAGCATAGTTACTCATCGGCTCGATTCGACAATCAACCGTATTGGCGGAATGTTGCCAAGACTCAGGGTTGGCTCGCGCGAATCGCTCTTGATCGAATCGAGTACTCCGTAATTAGAGAGGCGGAAATCGCCGGAGAAATCGAAGAGGCTCTCGATGACGTTGTGATTTCCTGGGGCTGGATCAAGCCTCCTCACGTCGATCCAACCAAAGAGAGCGAAGCCGAGCGGGAATACATGCAAAACGGTACTCTGCCGTGGTCCGATGCCGTAATTTCTCACGGACTCGACCCTGACCGCATTCTCGAAACTCGCAAGCGCGACAACGAGCGACTTCTTGCCGCAAAACTTCCTTCCATCCCCGGTATCCCCGTCGCTCCCATCAAGGTGGCTTACGAGGGAACGCCGGAAGCAGTGCCGGAAAAAACAGATAGCGGATTCGACGGGAAAGTTAATGGTAAGACTCGCTCATACTCCGGCAGTGAAGAAGTTGACGCGCCGACGATCGCAATTGACTTTGATGATACGTTTTCTTCCGACGTGAAAATCTGGACGGAGTTTATAAAGAAACTCCAAAAACAAAACTACCGCGTCGTTTGTGCATCAACCAGAAAAGACACGGTACAAAATCGGAAAGAAATATCAGAAGCATTGCCGGACGGCGTTTCTGTTTATCTGACTTCCGGTCAAGCGAAACGCACATATCTAACGGAGCAAGGAATTACTCCGCAAATATGGATTGACGACAAACCAGAGCGAGTCAATGGCAAGGCTCGAATGCTGATAGGAGGGCGGAACTAATGACCAAAGAAAAAAAACGCGAGATTGAACAGGCCGGGCCAGTCGAGCGTTCGTTAAATGGCGAATCGTTAAGCGTTCGTTTGGCTCCGCTCCGCGCTGCAAGTTTTAACGAGGAAGACAACAGCGTCGAGGCGGTGCTCGCTACCGATGCGGCGGTTATCAGCATCGATCTTTCCACGGGGAAAACCGTGCTTGAAGTGTGGCGAATGGACGGCGGAATCTTCGATGCTCAGGTTCCGATGCTCGATACGCACAAGCGTGACAGCGTTGAACGATTGAAAGGCAGCATTCGAGAAATCCGCGTCAATGGTTCTGAATTGATCGGCCGTCTCTATCCCGATAGTTCGGAAAACGAAGTCGTATCCAAAATTCGCAACAAGCACATTACCGACGTTTCGGCGGGCGTTCAACCGCTGGAAACTACGGAAATCAAGGCCGGGCAATCGAAAACTATTCTCGGCACAGTCTATCAGGCTCCGGTGAGCCGCTCCCTCTTTGTCCATACGAAATGGAAATTACGGGAGGTTTCTTTAACCCCTATCGGCTCGGATGAAAGAGCCAAAATTCGTTCCTCAATAGGAGAAAAAACCATGAACGAAACTCTGCGCAAATGGCTCGAAGAGAACATGAAGCTCCGAGCCGAATCAACCCCGGAAGAAGCTCAGGCGTTTTACGACGCGCTGGGCGAAGAGGATCGGCAACGCGCCGCGAAAGAATGTGAACGCGCCAAAGACGACGAAGAGGACGACGAGCCGGACGAAGACGACGAGCCGGACGAAAAGCCCAAGCCCAAATTTCGTCGCCGCACCGACAAGCGAACCATTACCGAGGAGTCTCGGGCGGCGGAAGAGGCCGAGCGGATTCGTTTGGCGAAAGAAGAAGGCAAAGCCGAACTCCTCAAGCAGCACAAGAAGATCCGCAATCTTGCCGGAAGCGACATTCCGCAAGAGATGGTCAACCGAGCTATCGATGAAAACTGGTCGATGACCCGCGTGCGTTCAGCTTTCCTCGAATACGTTCGCGGAAAACGCACGCCCAGCGTGGGAGGCGGCGGCAATGTGGACGAATCGACGCGCGAATTCTCCGCACAATTCGGCATCCATACCCGGAGTCACGAAACGGATTGCACGGTTGCCGCTCTGAGTGCGGCTCTGTTCGCTCGCTCCTACAAGGGCACCCATGATCCTTGCGATGTCTTGGGCGGGTATGCTCCCGTTGCCTCTGGTGCTCAGGACGCCGACGGGAAGGCCCTACCCTCGGGAACTCTCGCCGTTCGTTCGGATATCAACCGAATTATCGACGGCCACGAAAAACACGCCAACGAGAATCGGCGGAAGATTGCCGAACGGATGCTCGACATGGGCGACCGCTATCGTGGAATCTCCGCGATGGATTTGGTGGATGAAGCTGTTCGGATCGATGGTGGACAGCGTACCAGCTTCGACCCGGAAACCCGCATTCGTGCGGCTATGTCCGGCTCGGCTCTTTCGGCGATTTTCACTACCAACGTCTCCGCGATGTTTCTGGGTGGATACCTCGACGCCGAGGATTCCACGCAGGGGTGGACGACCGAAAGCGACGTGCCCAACTTCCTGATGAATGAGCGGGCCATTTTCGGAAAAATGGGCCAGATGAAAAAGCTCGCCAAAGGCGGGACGGCCGAAGACCTCGACACTTCCGATTGGAATGAGCAGTACAAGATTTACCGCTACGCCGGTAAATTCACCATTGACGAACAGGACTTCATCAATGATCGTTTTGACGCGATCATGGGCGAAGCACCGCGAGAAATCGGCAACACCGCTCGGCAGATTCGCCCGAATCTGGTGTACGCGATGTTGTTGAGCAATCCGACGCTCAATCAGGATAGTGCGGCGGTATTCAATGCCACCGTGCAAACCACCGCCGGTGGACACGATAACATCGTTACCGGTGCGATGACCGATTTTTCGGCGACTCTCGCCACTGCCGATCCGGCTCCCATCCAGGACGCCACCTCAAAAATGGGCCGACAACGGCTCCGCAATCGCGTGCTCAATTTGCGGCCGCGCTTCATCATCGGCGGGACTGACATGCAGGTTTGCTTGAATCGGCTCTACGCCCCGCAAAACCTGAATCTGACGATTTCTTCGACGCATGCCTACAACGTCGAAACACCCAACAGGGACACGACGCGAGTCGTTATCGACGGCCGTCTAGATCCACTGGGCTGCTTCAACAACGATGACGGGAAAACCTACTATCCCTACTCCTCCACCGGCACTACGGCTGGACGCTCGGGAATGGCGATTCTTGCCGCTCGCCCC